CGGCTAAATTGCCTCGGTAAAATAGCCGCCAAATCAAGTTAACATAATTTGATGGTTCTTCGCCATCACTCCTGGCACAAAGCCACCCATAATCTTAAGCAAATCTTATTCAACAATAAGCAGCTTAAGGTTATGGGTGCAAGGAGGGCTGGACCTATAGCAAAGCTTTCGACTTAGCTATTAGTCAAATTCGTGCCCGCCGTAATACGTGTTGGGACTACCCATGCTTACGTGCTCGTCTCCGTCCAGGACTTCGTCCAACAGATTTGGAATCAGTTCTGGATATCTTCTCCATAGGGATATGACGGCAAAAGCCACGGCATGCAGGAAGTCATCCGGCATTCCTGGATTACGACGAATGAATCTCCGCTCGGTTCCGAACATACTTTCACTGCTTTCTTCGTAAACAGCCAAGAAGTGATTCATTATGTTCTCTCCAGCCGAATCTACCAGGCTGTCGTACTGAGGAAACCGAATGTTCTTGTTCTTGATTGCAAGACATACGGCCGCAATGACCTTGCTTTTGTCCAGGTTGTAGTAGCTGGTAGGATTGATATCAGTCGGAGGAACAAACTGCAGCAGAGACTTGATGCTGCCACTTGCCGCATAACGGCAATTGATCAGCCGAGAGTCAGGCATTCCTACGCTGCGCATGATGCTGAGTCTTACTTCGCCTGCGACGGCAACGTCGTGTGCGATGGCGCTGCAATTAAATGCATTTGCGATGTCGATGACTTCCTTGGTTTCCAGGACAGAATCGGTCATGGCCTGAAACACGTGCCCGAAAATAATGTCAATCTTGTCCTCGACTGGCAGATAGCAAGCCACGGCGGCTGCAGTCATCGACTGAAACCGACTACCTTTTCCGCCCCAGTCAACTCCAAGAACTCTGTCTGCGTATTTGTGTGCATTGACGCTATTGTCCTTGGAGTTAGGGGCCAGTACGCATACCTGTTTCAGTTCAGTTTGACTAACCAGTCTTTGTCCTTCGTCGCAAGCCTCGCCCAAGACTTCGTTTATGAACGTGGCTGGGCTGGTCAACTCTCTCTTAAGGACCAAGGAACGCCAGTTCTTGGGATTGGCATAGTGTACGGGAGCGATTACCTGAGGAACATGGTAGCTAGGAAAGGTAGCCGACTTTTCCTGGTACTTGTGAACCCAAAACCCCTTTTCGGGTTCTAGCGGTCTATGACACTTGGCGCAGCAAAACCCCTCAGGCCGAATCATCTCAAGAACTCCAAGCCCAGGTCCAGAACCTTCCACGGTAGGAATGTTCCAGTGATTGCAGGTTTCGCAGCGCATGAACCACTCTGCCTGGCTGGACTGAAGCCGAAGCTGTTCAATAACGTTGTCGATGGTCTTGCTGGTGCCTGCATACATTTCCGATCTTTTTTCGGATGCAGACATACACTCTCTGACGATATCCAGGAATTCCGGATTGAGATCCTGAATCTCGTCCATTCTTATTCCGTCCACGGCAAGACCACGGATTCTGTCCACCGACAACTTGGCGAACGAGAACCACAACTCCGACCCGTTCTTGAAGGTCTTCTGCATGACGGAATCGACGCAGTTCTTGTCCATCAGTTGGTCCTTGATGTAGGACTCGTGGACAAACTGCCGTATGTACTGGTGACTAAATCTTCTAATCTGCTCGAATTGCGGAGCCATGTACAGAACTTTAAACCTGTTGATGGCTGCTGCTTGCAACACACCTTGGGCGGCAATGTGTGTGGACTTGCCGACCTGTCTGGCACATACCAGTAAAGTACGATCAGGAAGATTCGGATAGAAGAGAGGCTCAAAGAACTTGTGCTTTACCAGAGTGAACGGCCGACCGTTCAATCGCAGCATTGAAGTCAGTCGAATTGGCGAGGAGTTGTTGAGATCCAGATAGAACTTGAGAAACTTTGAAAATTCGTTTATATCAAGTCTACTGTTGAGCTCAGCCAACTTCTCCGGCGCCATCGAGAAGATCTTGTCGTCTATGTCGTCGACTTCACAAATCGATTTCATGTTCTGGGCCATGTCGACTACCCATCGAGGCGCAAGAGCCTTGAGGTCTACTTTGGCCTTTTCTTCGCTAATCTTATTGGAGTCGTTCATGCAAAATGCTCAAAAACCCGAGGACGTGATTCTCAGGATTGTGCGGGAATTCATAATTGCAGCATATACTCTTTTCATATTGCTGGCAACTGGATTCATCGTCGTAGGTAAATTCACATTTGATGTGTTGTATCGCATGGTGGAACAGCACAAGCATAGACAGCAAGAAAAGAAGTATGTAGAATGTGCCCCTCCAAAACAAGGTAACCAATGACAAACAGAATCAGATCAGAATCTCCCGACGAGTTCCTAAAGAATGCCGGACTCACTGGCTACGATCCAACCCTTACTCCTAAAGAGACTACGCCTACAATCGACAAACTGAAGATCAAGTCTTTAAACCAGCCTAAGGACGGAACAGAATCCAAAGACTGCAAAGATTGTGAGTAAGGAACCGCATTGTTCGCCCTCATTTGCATAATTTTCCTAGTCTTCTTCTTCATCAATCCCTGCCTCACTTTGTCAATTGCCTTGTTGGCTTTAATCGGCTACGGCATACTTAAAAAATGATCGACTGGACTCTAACTGTAATCTTGTCTTCCGTGGTACTCGGATCCATGTCCTACATGGCCGTATGGGGAATGCACAATTTTGAAATCACCGTTGACACCATTATGGCATGGGCAGATAGGCAGGAATCTTTCCTGCAGAAGATGATATCCTGCCCGATCTGCTTTGGTGTTCAGATGACTCTGGCCTTGACGTCTATGCACTGCTTGGTATTCGGACTTGGATTGTGGAGCTGGGTATCTATATCCTTGCTTGGCAGCTTGACAGCCCTGTTGATGACTCGGCTGGATCCGCTTACTGACCGTAAATAAGCAAACTTAAATCGTAGCCGTATCCGGAATGTCCGGAGGCTGTTTACTTCAAATGTCGAGATAACACGAATGCCAAAACCAATACTTGCATTTTGTGCCGACCTGCAGGCTAGGGAGTCTGCGTATAGATCGGTAAAGGAATTGCGAGGCGACGACCTATATGCATTGGCTCAGGTCGTAGACAAGTGCCTGGAGCTGAATGTTCCGTTGATCCTCGGTGGTGACCAGGTCGATACTCCGACGATTGGCGACGAACATACGGTCGAGCTGCGGAAGATACTGACTCGGTTGCCGGCTCAAAGCAGCTGGTATGTGGACGGTAATCACGAACGAGGATTCAAGCGACTATGCCTTGAGGGTGGGAGCGCAGCCGTTTCCAATAATCTTGAGCAGGCTCAGCAGATCAAGCTTGGCAACTATACGGTAGCCGGCTACAACTGGCGAACTAGGCGGCAATGGGAGGCCTATCTGGAGTCCAACACTCTGGTCGATGCCGATATCCTAGTGCTGCATGGCTTTGCATCGCAAGTCGTTCCTGCGCTTGGACTCCCGCCAGACGAGGCACCTTTGTGCGACATGGACCTAAACTGGTTTGACGGAAAGTACCGCTTGGTCCTCATGGGCGACATTCACATGGAATGGGAGTGGCGAGGATCCAAGGGCACTCGCTTTCTGTACTCTGGCTCCATGTGGATGCACCGCCTTGGCGAACCTGAGAACAAGTCGTTCCTGGTGGTTTACGACGATCTCAGCATAGAGAAGGTGCCGCTGCGATGCCGGCCATTCCTTAGGACAGATGTTAAGAATGCAGAAGACCTGAAAAGAATTCAAACGTGGCTTGACAACGCAGTCAAGGCCCCATACGTTTCGGACATGCAGCAGTACATGGGCAACAAGCTACCCAGACTGCATGCGACAATACCTTCTGACGTGCTTGCCGAGCTCAGCGTTGGGCTAGACGCATTCAGAGAAAAGGCATTTGTATTTGAGAAAGTGGACACGTCTCACGACCGGGATCTAACGGAAATAAAAGGATCCCTGGAAGAAAAGGTAGATTTGAGTACCGCACTCGGTAAGCTCGTAGATGAGCAGAATCCGACAGATCAGGAGGCGGCGGAATTCGTAAAGCAGGCAATGGAGCTTGGCTTCGACGTCGCCATGGATAACTTGAAGAAAAAGGTAGGAATCTAATGCCGACAAAGACTAAAACCAAAAGACCCGTAAAGAACTCTACTGTTGCAGTAAAGTCTCGGTCAAAGACTCCGGTCAAGACCAAGCCTCAGTCGACCAACTCTCTTAAGGGTAAGAGCAAGAGCGAAATTCGCGTAATGATCGCAAAGGACGTGCTTGCTCAACTTAAGTCCAAGGCCTACTGCGCCAAGCAAGGTTGCTGGGTGGAGGATAAGAAGATAGGCGGCTTTGACGACTACTGCATGGAGCAGTTTGGGGGCAAACAGAATGTCAAGGCGGTTTCAGCAAGCGAGTACGTAAGCAAGTTGAAGGCCTGCAAGGTCTGCGCCCTTGGCAGTATCTTTGTGTCCCAGATACGAATCGGAGACGACTTTAAGCTGTCCGATACACAGACTGCATATGACGTATTTGAATGGCTGGAAAAGAGTCCTCTTAAGCGCTACTTCTCGGTGGATCAGTTGGAGCTGCTTGAAGCGTGTTTCGAGGGACTCAAGGGAATGTACGGCGAGAGCATGTACGGAGCTAACGAATTGCTAGCTAACGCCTATGCGTCTCAGTTTCCTCAAGACAAGGACCGGCTGACTGCAATAATGAAAAACATCGTGCGTAACAACGGACAGTTCATCCCCGAACAGGATTTGACTCTAGAAGGCGTTTTGAAAGCCGCTTACATTGACTGAGGAGTTTCCACATGAGTCTAATTGATCGCATTCTTAACGGTGATTTTGACGACGAACAGGACAGCGTTCCATCCGTGAAGACCAGCAGTATGCGTGGATCCGAAGGCACCAAGCCTCGTCACACAGACCCGACTGACGAACCGTTGGAGGACGAAGAGGACGACATGACCGAAGAAGAATTTGAGGACATTCCTTCCGAGGAGGTTGACGACGAGGGTCCTGATGTTATTATGGAGGCCAACTCCGACATCCCCTCAGACGAATGGATGAAGGAGTACGCAGCAGAAAACGGATTGGATATCGAAGAACCTGAGCCGGCATTGGCTGCGCCGACTCAGTATGTGGAAAAACCCAAGCAGTCCAAGGTTAGAGAAATCAACAAGAACAAGAACATGACTACTGAAAACACCAACAACACCGCAGAGAGCACTCCCAAGCAGTCGACCACCAAGACCTCCACGGAGGCCAAGAAGCGCGGCGCTCCGTACAAGCTCACCGAGCACGCTGAAGAGGTTTGCCGGCTCTACAACGAGGGCGTCGGAGCAAAGACGATCGCAGAGAAGTTCGGCGTTTCGGTCAGCTGCGTCATCAACACGCTGAAGCGCAACAACATCTCCATCCGTCCGAAGGGCCGTCGCAAGACCAACGACTGAGATTTAAAACATGAAGCTGCTCTCCCTGAAGGGCAGGAACATCGGTCTCCTCAAGGGAGACTTCGAGTTTGAGTTCGACGACGCACTGACGGTCATCACTGGACCGATCGGCTGCGGCAAGTCAACCATACTCACGATGATCCGAGCGTCCCTCACCAACTCGTTTCCAGGGAACGCAGGTAGCTGGGCCTCCTGGGGTACACCACCCCAGGAGGCCTGTTACTTTATTGCGTCCTGGCGCATCGGAAACAAGGTTCTGCATATTGCAAAGGCGGTCTCTGGCGAGAAGAAGTTCGGCACTCTGAACATTCCTAGACTTAGAATCGAGCACGATGACGGAAAGGTCGAGGAGGTCTTTGCCTCCAAGGAAGCTCTGGAAAAGACTCATGCGCTGATTCCAGTTCCAGCCAGCATTATCGACGGCCACCTGATCGTGGACCAGGATTCCATCACGGCTCCTGTGTCGTCCACTCCTGCGAAGTTTAAGGAAATTATTCATACTCTCACCCGTACCAATGAGCTTGAGACGCTCAGAGGCCAGGTGCGAGATGTGATGATGTCCGTCACGGTTCCGGATGTACAGGGCCCTTTGCTGGAGGCCAAGACAGAACTGAACCTGATGCAAGGCGAGGCAAATCGCATCGAGTCCGAACTGACAGAGTTGGCTCGTCAATACAACTCTATGCAGCTGCAGGAGGTGTCTGCCCGCTTGGATATCCTGGACAAGATCAAGAAGAATGACGATAAGCGAACGCAGCTGGAGGCCAACCGGACTACGGCAATGTCTGCTTATTTGCAGTTGCAGCAGCAGCTGAAAGTCCAGGAGACTGCAATAGGACAACTTCAGGTAGAGCGTGCTGCGAAGGCTGCAGAGGCAGAAGAAGCCAAGAAAGCTTTGTACTCTGCAGATATGTTGCTTACTGCCAACAAGCGCAAGGAGGCGCTGTTGGACAGTGCGGTCAATCTTGCCGCAAAGCTGCAGGAATGCATGGCTAGCCAGCCGGCGCAACCTGCAGATGAGAGGCCTCAGCTTGGCGCCGACACTTGGCTGCTAGACAGGATTTCCGAACTTAAACAGGAGCTTATGCTGATGCAGAAGCGCCTGGAATTGATCGAAAAGGGTCAATGTCCAGAATGCGGCACCAGCACTGCGGTCTGTGCTCACGACCTTGAGCAGATCAAGGAAGCGATTGCACAAAAGACGGCTGAGGTAAACTTGGCCGTGCAGACTCTTGCCGAGGTACGCAGAATAGAAAAAGAATGGCAAGGCTACGAGAAGGCTGTGCAGGAAGCAACGCAGTGCGCTGAGACTACTATGGCTAAGGCCATGGAGGTCGACCAGGAGCTGCAGACAATGCAGGATCTGCCGAAGATGACTCCCGAAATCAAGGCTGCTCTAAGCAGAGTGGCTAGCAATTTCGACATGCTCGAGCGTAGTGTCAGTTCTGCAGAAAACAGCATAAGCGCTGTCAAGGGCCACATTCAGTCTCAGATTGACATGATGTCCTTGATCGACACTCAACTTGCAGACATACCTCCTGCTAGGTTTGATGCAAATGAGTACGCCAGTCTGGAAAAGCGAAATCAGGACGGCTTGGCCATAAAGCAGAAAGCAGCAAAGCTAGAGGGTAGCCAGGAATCTACCTTGCAGGGTCTCGATAGGGCAAAAGCGAAGGTTGACGCACAGGAAAAGCGAGCAGCCTCGGTCAAGCCAATAGAAGACTTTAGGAGGATTCTGGACAAGGTCAACACCATTCTGATGAAGGATGGCTTGCCTCGTCTGCTGTCATTGCAGTACATGCAGAAGCTCAATGAGCGTCTGGCGTTCTATTTGCGTACGATCAATGCCGACTTCTCGGCTTTTATCGACGAGAACCTGGAGTTCATGGCTCGAAAGTCCGACGGCCTGGTTCACCACGCCAAGAGACTTTCTGGCGGTCAGAAGCAGCAGGCTAGTGTCTGCTATCTCCTGGCCGTGAATGATGTGTTTGCCAGCACTCTCGGAGTATTGGCCCTGGACGAGCCTTCAGGCGCGATGCAGGAATCCAACTCCCGAGATCTGGCTGAGGCGTTCAACTATCTGGCCAAGATGGGCCAGCAGACCGGACGCCAGTTCATTGTAATCACTCACAGCAACGCTCTTGCGGCACTAGGCTGCAAGAACATCTCCTTAGAAGGTCACGAGTAATGCCCACCATTGCCCATGTCACTCTTTCGGCTGATTGCGTCGAGGCGATCAAGCTCATCACTAAGGTCGACTTTCAGAACACGCAGTGCGTTCCGTCGGCCCAAGCCTACACTCTGGCGAAGAAGATCAGGAACTTCTTGACTGTTCGCAACCGAGACGAGTACACTAAGTTCATGAGCTACTACAATCTGGAGGAGCTCATCGAAAGTAACGCTTTGCTGACCCAAATCGCAGATGAGTTTGCGGATGCCCATCAGCATGACTGCGGCGTAGTTGTAATTCTTCAATAGAGGTGAAGTATGGCCAACAATAAAAAGGTAGTTTTGCAGCGAATTATGCGGTTTATCCGCACTCCGGACGGCCCACACCTGGACGTACTGCAGAAGGAGTTTCGGTATCTGCACAAAAGCCAGGTTCGTGAACCCGGTCGTGCCCCCAGGATTGTCAGCACTCCCGTGGATCTGTATGCCATGCAGGATGGCTGGATGTACTTTCCGTGTGGATTACAGGAGCGCTGCCTACAAGTGTTGGCTAGAGCTGGGTTTACGCCGGAGTACTCCGACCTAAGGCCTGGCAAGCTTCCCGTTCCGGATGCCTCTAAGCTGGTCGGGCTTCGGCCCGGCCAGCTGGAGGTAATCCAGGAAATCGTGAGAGCGGACTTCGGCATAGTGGACGCCCTGACAGGTTTCGGCAAGGGCGTGGTGATCGAGAAGGTCATCGAGCTGTACCCAAGGCAAAAGCATGCCGTCATTACCAAGTCGAAGAGCGTCTGCAATCAGCTGTACGATCGACTCAAGAAGGTGTTTCCAAAGGCAGGAGTCTGGAACTCCGATAAGCATTTGGAAGGAAATCCCTTGGTATCAACCAGTGGATCTCTAGGTAGCCTTCCTCTGGAGACCTTCGAGGTAGTTCAGTTGGACGAGGTGCACGAACTGCTGACTCCTTCGTTTCTGGAGTACTATCCGTTATTCAGCGGATGCAAGCTAATCTCCTACTCTGCGTCTCCCGACCAGCGCATGGACAATTCCGCATTGGCCATGGAGGCATACTTCGGAAACAAGATTTCCAAGGTCGACTACCAGGAAGGAGTCGAACTAGGTTTGGTTGTTCCCATTGAAGTATGGAAAGTAAACTGGGGTTGCCAGCCGGTCGACGTACTCAGAAGCTTCAAAAATGACGTGAAGCGTGCTCGCTTAGGCTACTGGGCTAACCTGGCTCGCAACAACGCGATAGCCAGAGTGGTCTATGAGGAGATCCCTGCACGGGTGTCCGAGCAGGATCCCCAGATTCTAATTCTGGTAGACAAGATCGAGCATGCCCTGGAACTGAAGAAGTACCTGCCGGATTTTACTTGTGTCTATGGCGAGATGGATGACGCTACGGCACAGGCATTCAAGAAGGCTAAGTTACTTGATGGCGATCCAATCACCAGAAAGCAGGCAGATGAGATTCGCAGTAAGTTCTCTGCAGGAACCTTGAAGAGAGCGATTGCTACAGGTATATGGAGCACTGGAGTGGACTTCCCCAGTCTGTCGGTCATCATTCGTGCCGATGGGGGAGCAAGCGCCATCAAGGACATTCAGATGCCTGGAAGAGTCTGCCGAATAGCGACAGGCAAGAGCAAGGGCATTCTGGTTGACTTTGCAGACAACTACGATGTTTGGACGGCTAGACGGTCCAAGACTCGGTTTGAAAGCTACGAGGCCAAGCAATGGGATATACTCCCAGTGAATTTGAAGCAATAGCTAAAAAGCTAAAGCATTACTACGGCCTCACTAAAAAATCAATTACTGGATCTGAAGAGGACTACCAAGTGGCAGTCCACAGCACCAACAAAACATACAACAGCCGATGGATGGACATAGCCCGATGGGCACTTATAAACGATGTCGATCCAAGAGCTTACGTAGATTGGTGCTTTCAGAAAGAATTTCCCGGCTATCCGATGCCGTCAAAATTTTCCTCTGTCGGCTTTCAGCGTGAATACCTGAATGCCGGAAAGCCAGATCCAGAGTATTCAAAATTGAAGTTGAAGTACGAGTTGATGGTCAAGAGACTAGAAAGACTATGCGAGACTGCTGATCTCGTAGAGTGTCTAGTAGATCCCTTGAATACATTTGATCCGTTCTTCATGTACGTGATTGCAAGAAAGGTGGAGCGCCATCATGAGCTTCCTCAAGATATACTGCTCAAGGCAAAGCACCAAGTGCACTGCATGCCAGTATATGCTGAAAAGTTCAAGGAGATCGTTCCCGAGGAGCTGTTCATTCCATGGACCTGAGTCACGCTAACAACAAGTGGCTTGTCCTGGGCATGCTCAGGTCAAGCGAAGTAATGGGAATGATCGTCCAGCGCCTGAAGTTGGAGGACTTTCGCGACAACGAGACTCCGTTGCGCGTAGCCTTCATCATTGGCAGCAGATGGCACGCCACCAGCAAGACCCCCGTTCCTTACGAAGTCGCAGTCAGCGCGTTCATGGACGAGCTGGTTCCGAACAGGGTGCTGAACGATG